TTCAACCACAACTAACGGAACACCAGTTGTAACCACTTCTTCTGCAAATGGTTCTCCAACTTCTGTTGTAACTGCAACCGCACTTGATACAACCGCAGTCACAAGACCATCAGTTGCCCAGGCATCTATTCAGTCTTCAAATCTTCCAGTTGTAAATATCACACTCACTGAACACGATGCTTCTGAAAACAAAGGAGTTCAGAGAATCGCAAGACATCATACGAAGACCACAACAACTCCGATGGTCAGAACCATCACTACAACACCAGTTACCACAACGACTGATGCTTCTGGAAACGAAACTGTAACCAACGGAACTCCTGTTGATACTTATGAACTCTGGAATGATGTTACAATTTCTCATACTTATGATTCTCTCTTTGGTCGTGTAGATCAACTAGAAGTTCTTGATGGAATCAATGATGGTATCAACGGACTTCTGAATCACGAACCAACTGCTGGTAAGCAAAGACTTAGAGTATTTGAGAACAATAGATTTGTTCAGTCATACAATGCTGATGGATATACTGCCGATTCCAAGATCTTCGGTGGTGGTTTTGAGTTTGATGCTACCAAAGGTTGGACTGTTGGGTTCCAGTATAATAGAGTTAACATAAATCTTAATGGTGTTGACTCAAGGACACAACAGACTAAAGACCACTTTGGTGTATTCAGTGAACTCAGAGGCAATACTCTGACTCTGAATACGAATGCAGCAATGGCAAATAGCAACTATAAGTACAATAGAAATGTAGAAGGTGTCTTTAATAATGCTGGCGAAACAACTGGTTCTGAGTGGTGGGTTTCTAATCGTTTATACTGGCATCTTCATAAAGCAATAAAGCCATTTGTTGGTTATACAGTTCAGAATGTAAGAAGAAATGCTTACAATGAAAGTGGTTCTATTCAATCTGCTAGAAGTGTTGATGAGTTTAATCAAACTACACACGTTGGTGAAGCAGGTCTCAAACTGGAAACTCGTTTTGGTGGTAAGAAAAACAATCTTTTTGGTGTCAGTGTAGAAGGTGCTTATGGAACTGATAGTTCTTATGGTGTAAGTGCTTCAGTTGACTATAAAGAGATGTTATTTGTTGAAGGATCTCATGGTGTAAACAACGGAGTTACTAACAATTCTGTTGCAGCAAAAGTCAAGTTTAGGTTCTAAAAACCTAAATAAGAAGGACATCAATCACACGGACTGATGGGAAACACAAAGGAAAAAGCTATGGGACAGGTGATTCGTATTGCAATTTTGAGTTGGTCTGCTGCTCTTTTGACTGCATCATATGCTGGTATGCTCTCTAAAATGGATCCTACCTTCATTGCGACTGTCTTCACTGCCTCTGCTGCCACTTTTGGAATTAATACCATGAAGAAAGGTGGAGAAGATGATGAAAAGAAAGAAGAGCCAAAGAGAGAAGAAGTGGTGGTTGAAGCTCCACCAGAACCACCTGCTCCAGTAGCAGAAACTCCCGCTACAAGTCTTGAAGAAAGAGTTGAAGCATTAGAGGAAGGATTCGTTCAACCTCGCACAGGAGCCTGATGAGCAAATCTGCAAACAAAGGTAAGAAAGGTTCTGTTGGAAGTCAAAAGAACTCTAAGCAGAACCAAGGCAACGCTACTGCTAAAAAAGCGAAGAATGGTGGTAAGAAAAAGTGAACTATGAGGTATTATGCCACGCGAATGGAATACTCCAATTCGAGAACCTTGGAATCCTGTAATTAAAAAGTGCCTTGATGCTGTCGATGAACACATCAAGGCATATGTTAAAACGGGAGATGACTGGCACTTATCACAAGCTGAAATATTAAGAAAGTATGTAAAAGATTTGAAAGTTTGGATACACAAAAAAGAAGGATGGTGGGATGAATGAAAAAACTCCTTACAGTATTCGGTTTATCTTTAACTTTAGCATTTCCAGTAGGTGCTAGTTCTTTAGAAAAGAAACAACCAACAGTTCCAGCATACAGCCTTGCAGCGATGGGTTGTATGATACTCAGAGAATGTACAGAAGGGGTCGAACAACTTACACCAGACTCTTCACTTTTATCTGGTAAAGAGTTTGATAACTTTAGAACAGAAATCAAATCTATTCTGGTAGCACTGAATAAACTGAATGTTCCAGTTTATGTTGGTCCCAGTAGATACTTCACACCAAGAACAGTAGGACTTTATAAACCAGATTACAATCGTTTCTTTATCAATGAGGAACTCTTAAAGGACCCAAGAGAGTTTTTAGGAACAATGAGGCACGAAGGATGGCACGTTGTTCAGGACTGTATGGGTGGTGGAATCAAAACTTCTTTTATGGCACAAGTCCACCAGGACTCAGAGATTCCTGCTTGGGTAATGAAGATGACTAAACTATCTTATGAATCTATGGGTCAGAGTCGTGCCGTGCCTTGGGAAGCAGATGCAAATTGGGCAGAAGAACAGTCAGGTCAAACTGTGAAGCATTTAGAAATGTGCGCCAAAGGTCCACTATGGGAACAGGTAAGACCAACTCCTATGACGATGGAATGGCTAATTGGATGTGGATGGATGAAACCACAAGAAGGCTATAAAGAATATACACCAAACAAAAAATCAGATTATTGTGTAGAAGGTAAATATTAATGTCTGAGTTTCCGTGGGGAGTATTAATTATACTTAGCTGCGGACTTACTTTTGTCGCATATATCATTTACTACATATTAAGGTTAGCATTTGAGGAAATGAAAGATGAAGAACCTAGCAATCATTCTGTCAGCGACAAGTCTAGCGATTAGTGGAGCACTTTGTTACGGTGCTTATGTGACTTATCAGAAAGCACAGAAGATTCTGGACAATCCAGAAGAGTTTGTTGGTGCTGTTGTAGAGAAACAGGTCAATAAAGCATTTGAGAAACTTCCCATTCCTAAACTAAATACTGGGAATATTAAGTTTCCTTTCTGATGGATAATAAAGACCCATACATATATCGTATTCGCTCAATCCATAAGGTAGTCGATGGAGATACCATTGATGCTGATATTGATTTGGGGTTTAGTATTAGTCTCACTAAACGCATTCGCCTCGCTGGTGTGGATACTCCTGAGAGTCGCACTGCTGATGCGAACGAAAAGAAATACGGACTTGAATCAAAAGAATGGTTGAAAAAGCGTTGTGAGAACGCAAAGGATATTCTAATCAAGACCGAACTTCCAGACTCTACAGAGAAGTATGGTCGTATTATCGGGCATCTGTTTATCAATAATGAGGCAACATCACTAAACAACCAGATGATTGTTGAAGGTTATGCCTGGACTTATGATGGTGGTACAAAGAAAAAGAACTTTGCTGAACTGGATGCGAAGCGTAAGAAGTAATCACTTTGAGTGAAACTTTTTGTATTGTTCTTGCTTTTCTTTCTTCTGTTCTTTCTTCAATACTTTATTAATTTTTTTGAGGGACTTAGTTTTCTCAAAAGCAAATAATATCTGTGTCTCATAAGGGGTAAGGTCTCTGCTCAAGAGTTTCTTGCCCCTTACGAATATCTGTTGAACAATAGGTTTCATCTTACCTACCAACCATTCCACCACAGATTTCCCAACAAGAGCCGCAGCGACAGAAGCAGTAGCAGTGGTGCCAGCAAGAATAACCTGCTCTTTAGGTGGGATGGGAACTTCTCCGACGATTGGTACTTCAATGATCGGTACTCCTAAATTGTTATTTTTGGGGGCATCATCGGAAATAATCCGATTATCCTGAGTATTTTGAACAGGAACTTGAACCTGCGGTAGAACTGGTTGAGCATCAGGAAGTCCTCTGGTCTTTTCTTCTTTCTCTTCCTGTTGTTTCTTCTGCTCTGCTCTGACCGCAGCATCAAACTCTTCTTGAGTTGGCACATCAATCACTGGATACTTGATGGTCGTATCAGGCATATGAATGATGGGCATATCAATTTCGGGTATAATAGTTCTACCTGCTCTGCGAGTTACAGGAGGTTCTATCGTTGGAATAATAGGTGGAGGTTCACTTCTTATTTGGATTGGTTTGATTTCCATTTGCTACATCCTGTACTCGTGGATACTTCACAACAACATCAGCACAGATTTTCGCATAAGGACTCTCTGGGTGAAATGAAATTCCATTTTTCATTGCTTCACCACACTTCAATAATCTGACTAATTCAAAGTCAAGTCTTGCTTTATCTGCTTCTGCTTGTTGTCTTGTAATCTCTGTACGAACTCTTGCTTTACAGAGTTCTTGAAATGAACCATCAAGAGGAATGGAGAAACCTGCTGATAAACCAGTGTTCAATGAGTTCTGTTGATAAGTTGTTGGGTCGGTGCTACCAGATAAACTATTGTATCCAAAGGTCTGTAAGTTCAGTGTTGGACCCTGACAAGAAACACCAGAACCATAAGTATTCATAGAAAAAGGTCCTTGTAAAACTTGAACCGCTTGATTCACAACACTACCTGTTGCTGAAGCACTTGGACCTGCTATATTTGTGTTTGAAGGTGCCTGTTGTGCTTTTACATAACTTTGTGGTATTATAAATAATAATGTTACTAACCAAGTGGAAATACTATGACTTATGTTTATATTCATAAAAGAGGAGATGTTCCTTTTTATGTTGGAATGGGTCAAGGTAGTAGGTGTATTTCCAAAAAGCGTAGAAATAATTTTCATTTGAATACCTGGCAAAAAGCAGAAGATGAAAATTCATTTCAATGTGAAATAATATTTGAAGGAACAAGAGATGAATGTGCTAAAGAAGAAAAAAGAATGATAAAAATGTATGGTAAAAAAGTTGATGGTGGAATATTATGTAACTTTGCTGATGGGGGAGATGGTGGTAATACTTTGACTGAAGATAATAGGGAAAAGTCAAAAAAATCTCATTCTATTGCGTCTAAAAAAATGTGGAAAGATGAAGAATATAAACAATCTCATAAAGAGGGAATGGAGAAGTCAAAACAACTCATATCCGAATCGCAGAAAAAAAGATTTTCTAATGAAGAAAACAGAAAAATTCATTCTCAAAAAACTCAAAAAAATCATTTCAGTTTAGATGATAGAAAAAAATTATGGGGTTCTTTCAATGTAGGTAGAAAGTGGTTTCATAATCCTGAAACTGGTGAAGAAGTATTAACTCATTTTGATTGTCCTTCTGGGTTTGTCAGTGGTAGGAACAAAAATAAAATGCCAAAAGGTAGAGGACACAAAAAACTCACTGGGTGAATACTGATATACTATTAGTTACCGAATCTTCGGTAGTTTTGCGATCTATCCATGTTTCTTTTGCAATTCCAGGAGTCAGATGAGTCTCACTAAACTGGAACGGAGCACCTTGATTGATGATGGTGTAGTTCGCTCCTGGCTCTGGACGAGCAGGGATGTTGATGTTAGTACCAGTGACAGTATAAGATGTCCCAGTGGTGTATTCTATTTGTTTGATAACTTCAATCACTTCAGTACGAGTTTTTGTTTCAGAAGTAATTGTGCCACTCGTAAAGTTAGGAGTGACGGGCGCAGCAAAGCAGGGAGATATAAGTCCCGCTGCTGCCAGCAAAACGGGAGTTATGTGTCTCACTTGAATACGCTTAACTCAATGGTTCTTTGTGCTGTTGCGCTGCTTCCAGGACCACCAGCAGTGACCGTAGGAACACCAGTGCCACTTAGAGTACCTGCGAGAGTGCCTTTATCCCCACCTAACTGAGTAGTAGAGTTGCTATAAAGGTTGGGAGAAGCAATTGTTCCAGCAGCTGCCGACTGATTGGTGACAACAGTATCCGCAGTGATTGATGTTTCAGAGAAACTAAATGCTTGTCCGTTTGTGTTGATGCCATAAGAACCTGCTCCACCAACTCCTCCAAGAGTTGTTACATTAATGTTTGTGCCAGAGACAGCGTAGGATCCTCCTACTCTTTCTGTTTGAACCGCTGCACCCTGAACGCTTAATTGAATTGAGTCAGTGATTTTTGATGTGATTTCACCAGCAAAAGCAGGAGTAGTAAGGAATAACGAAAAGATAAGTGCTAATCTTTTCATCGTTCTGTGAGTAAACACTGCAATTATTTAGGAAATTATATGGTATAATATGGTATAAATATCAAGAAATTATTTTTTCGATAAAATGACTGAACAACAACAACATCTTGCAAATCTTATTCAACAGCGTCAAACTCTCGCTCAAGAACTTGAAGGATTGAATGGACAGATGACAAGTAAGAGAGAACTTTTTCTTAAAGTTCAGGGTGCAATTGAGTATTTAATTCAGATTGGTGTCACTCTTCCCGAACCAGAAGAGACGGTTGAAGAAGTGTCTGAAAATGCTTGACAAAACCTAAATATTAACTTATTATGAAAAATCCCATAACAGGGATTACATCATGAGAATTTGATGTGATATTAGAGCCGTGGGGTCTGCCCTCTGAGAAGAGGGAAGTGCGCTTTCCCTATACGGATGTAGAGTTCAATTTAAGTTAGTGCAAAATTTCTTTACAGTAGCCCTGCCTCTTCTGGCAACGGTTACAACCAGTACGGCAACACTGCCATTCGTAAACTACAAAATGGACGGTCCTCCGCCCCCTGTAGTTGAAGAGACAGCAATCCGCGAGGTTGCTCCCGAAAAACCTAAAGAGACAAGGTTAATTTGTAAAGGGTGTAATGAAAATGAGAATGCTACCCTGGCATACTTCCAGGATCGTGGTATTAAAGACAGAAACGCCCTTGCTACCATTATGGGCAATATTCGTCAGGAATCAACTTTTATTCCTAACATTTGTGAAGGTGGTAGCAGAACCAGTTGGGGTAACTGCGGACGCGGTTACGGACTGATTCAATGGACATCTGCCAACCGTTATTATGGATTGGGTGATTTTGCTAAGAAGTATGGTGGTTCTCCATCATCACTTCACACGCAACTTCGTTATCTAACAAATGAAGTTCAGTGGCAAGACATTGAGGAGAAGATGAAAACTCCTGGTAAATCAATTAACCGCTACATGGACTATGCGTATAGTTGGATTGGATGGGGGCATCATGGAGCCCGCACTTCGTATGCTCATGATTATGCTTCTCGTCTGATCAAGGTAGAAGTTTGATACAATAGAATAAATATGGGGGAGTGCTGCAGAACTCCCCTTTATGATTAACTTTAATTTTGGTAAAAAGAAACCAAATAAAAAGCAACTTATAATAGTCAGTATTGTATTATCAACACTTATCGCAGCACTCTCACAATGCACTGGAGTATCCGAAAATGGACTTTGGGACTTATTGGATGAAATTCAGAGAAGGTATTTCCCACAAGGTATTCTTAATGAACTTATTTTGCAAGATCCTAACAAAGTAGAACGCAGAGTCAAGCGTGATGTTGATCGAGCAATTGATGAAGTAACTCCAGAATATGATCGTATTATCCAAGAAGCAAATAAGCGTTATAAACCAAGATATTCTGAGAAAGCACCAGACGGCAGTGAGGCACAGAGACTGCTTGGTGGAGAAATGAGAATCTGTGCTGTATGGGTTGACGACTGCCCTAAGGAGTAGTATAATACTTTCATAGGCGGCGGGGGTCCAAACTCCGTGTAAGTCCTGCCCCTCCCTGCCCACTGGGTCGATAAAGATGGGAGGTCCCTTATGTCTCAGTAGCTCAGTCGGAATAGAGCATCTGCCTTAAACATAAATGGAGCGTCATAAAGGAAACTTTATGAATGTAACTTCTCAAATTCGGGGAACCCTTTAAAATGGCAATCCCGAGCCAAGCATCGTAAGATGAAGGTGTAGAGACTTTACGGGAAGTGCCTAAGTCCTTTGGGATATGGTAAAGAGAAAGTCCAGACCACAAACAGAAATGGCGGAGAAATCCGTAGTGGTAAGCTAAGCAGTTGGTCGGGGGTTCGAGTCCCTCCTGAGACGCTTTTTGAACCTTAGGTATTATAAATAATAATAACTAAAAGGTTCCATTATGAATAAATGTTTATTCTGTAAAGAAGAAACAAAAAATCCAAAGTTTTGTGGGAGAAGTTGTGCTGCTTCATATAATAATAAAATAGCACCAAAAAGAAAACCAGAACATAAGTGTATTGATTGTGAAACTCCCATAACAGCAAATCGTTCTCGTTGTAAAGAACATTATTTGTTGTGGTTAAAAGATAGAGAAGTAAAAGATATGACACTTAAAGAAGCAATATATGAAAAACATCATAAATCTTCCGCTTTTGCTTTGGTTAGAACACGAGCAAGAGCTTTTGCTAAAAAACTTGGTTTTACCGAATGTATTAAATGTGGATATAATAAACATATAGAAATTGCTCATATCAAACCAATATCTTCTTTTAGTGAAGATATTATGGTTAGTGTCATAAACTCGAAAGAAAATATAATGCCCTTGTGCCCTAACTGTCATTGGGAATATGACCATAATCTTTGGACTTGACATCATTCCTGAACTAGTGTAATATATAAAGGTGATAGAGGTTAAGTCTCTGTTATGCCCTTATGAGGTATATCACACTTAATCCAGCATTCCCCTGTGGCGCAGCGGTAGCGCGAGAAACTGTTAATTTCCAGGTCACAAGTTCGAATCTTGTCGGGGGAGTTGCCTAGTTCTGGGGTCCTCCATTGGTAGAGGGTTACCCTTCCTAGGCATTTGCCGAAGTAGCTCAGTGATAGAGCAGGAATTTTGTAAATTTCAGGTCGCAGGTTTGATCCCTGTCTTCGGCTCTTGACATAATACCCATTATGTCTTACACTATCCAAGTGTGAAGGAAGTGTGCGTGGGGTTCCGTGCCTGTGAAGGGAAACCTGAGGCTGGGTAAATCCCCACCATTTGCGGAAGTAACTCAACGGTAGAGTCCCTGCCTTCCAAGCAGGTTGTTGCGAGTTCGAATCTCGTCTTCCGCTTTCTTAACCTGTTCTTAATTGACACATCTGATATGGTAATGCTATGATACCGTTAACTTAATCATCTTTTAAGAATTGGTTAAGCACCTCTAAATACTCCCGC